AATTAATGAGCGAGGTTCGCTCCACATCTTAAGTAATTTTGAGAGTAATATTGTTATGTGACGATATAATAATACTCAAAATGGACTTACTGGTTGATAAACTCACAACTCTTGGCGGGGGTGTGAGTTTTTTTAATTTGATTTAATTTAACAACATGAAATTCACGCGAAAATCACGCGAAAAAATATACATGAAAAGCTTTTATAACAAGCTTAAGTTGATTTTTAAATATAACATCAACATGAAAATAACACGCTTTTTATTTACTCAAAATAGTTAGGACGGGTTACATTTTTATTGACTTCTAATGCTTTGTTCGTTTTGTCGTGAATATAAAGCCCGCTTTCTGGGTTGTAGTTGAAATAAGCTGCTTTTAAGATTGTACCGTTTAATTTCATATTATAAATTAACAAATCGCCATTATCAACCATAATATTAAAACCGTTATCTAAATAAACTACTAACACTTTGAATTTACCTCTCTCCCTTTGTTTAGCGACAAAATCATGGAATTGTCGTTGAGTTATGTAATTAAAATCGACAACAGTCATTTCCATTTTATAAACCCCGTCAGTTTCGACTGCTATTTTTCCAGGATCTAATATGCGAGAAATTCTCTCAGCTTGTTTTTGTTCAGTCGTCATCTCTTTTGGTGCTTCAGCTTTAGTTGAGCTACAACCAGTTAATAATATTGTAGATACTACAAGAATTTTAATTAATTTCTTCATAATAATTTCCCTCCTGTCAATTAACAGTAACTCTCGTATTGTAATTGCATTGCTGCTAAATGTTCTATTGATTTATGATTTTCAAATAATGTAAAGAACTGTTTAACATTTCCCTTACCAAAGTTAAATACTATTTTTTTAGCGTCGCAATTATCTATAAATAAATTATATTGATAGTAATTTATTAGTCTAGTACGTAATGCGTTTTTGCTACACCCGAAAGTATTTAACATTCTACCAAACGAATATTTTCTATATAGACATTCTTCTAATGCTTCATCATTAATAAGTAATAGACTAGCACCTACATTAGCTTCTATTTCGTGTTGTGTGTGTCTATCTACATCAGAAGAAAAATGTCTAGGGGTATCTTTAAAATGCAATAAACAATGTGTTATTTCGTGCATTAAAGTAAACACTTTTCTTTGTCGTATTCCTTGATTGTTAATGGTAATTATAAAATAATCATCTAACTTATCTGCGAAACCATCAACCATTAGTTTATTGAATTTAGGATATTTGATAATTACATTCATATTGTTTTCACAATACTCACTAATATCATAATGTCTGATATGTGATATTGGTTTATTATAATGTTTTGCAACCTGAGAAATAAAAGGATATATTTCATCTTTTATCCTATAATACTCAGAATGTGCGATATTGAACATCTATTCACTCTCCTTTTTCTTACGCTCTAATAACATTAAACGATACATATTTTGATATCTTTGTAATTCATTTAACATCTCTTCAGCATCTTCTTTTGAAAAACCTTCAGTATTAATTCTGAACATAGTAGGGTATTCTTTATTTTCTCTACCTAATAGATAGTCAGTAGTAACGTTAAAATAATCTGCTACTATTGTGATTTTATCTATTGAAGGTTTAATATTATTCCATCTATATAATGTATTTTTTGGAAAACCTACAGCTTCTTCAATTTGATTAAACGATACTTTTCTTTGATTTGCTAAATATTTTAACCTTTCATAAAGCATTGGTATAACAACCTTTCTAAGCCTTACAAAATATTTCTTAACAAATATGCTAAAAATCTATTGACTATATTTAACATATATGCTAAAATTATTATTGTAAGTTAATAAATTTGTTAACAAACTAACTAAACTAATTGATTTTAAAAACGCCTGCCAAAGTGAATTTAACAATTATTTGTTAGTGTCTTTAACATACCTATATATTATCAAATATGTTAAGAAATGTCAATGAAAATTAGCTAAATTTGTTAACTTACTATCTTTGAAAAAGAAAGGAGCTTGTCAATGACACCAGAGTTACAAGAGTGGATTTGTAAAGTTAGGGTTGAACTAGCGAGAAAAAATTTAACAAGAACTAAGTTAGCACATGGTATTGGAGTTTCAAAACCCGTGATTTCAGATTTACTAAATTATGGCAAGGGATCACAGAAGGTAATAAACAAAATAAATGCTTTCTTAAATATTAAATAGGAGGTATAAAATGTTAGAGACAATATGGTTAAATCCAGAACGAGCTTCTAAAATCTTCCCTAACATTGGGACTACAAAATTTAATAAGTATAAAGATGAATTTATAAAACTATGGGAACAAGATTATTACCCTAGAGAAACTTATTTAAAAGAATGTAATGGGATAGAAATTAAAGCTTTTGTTCACTATCTAGCTTGGAGAGATTATTTCCAGGATAGCAATTTAATTAACAAAGTAGAATTATTTAAAGGAGTATGGCAATGAAACTAAAAATTAAAAAAGATAAATTACACATTATATATTGGACAATCGCTGTAGTAAGTGTATGTTTCCTTACTTTAACAAATATCGATTGGAGACAGATTGCAGGATTTTCTACTGGATTTGGTTTTTTAATTCAAGGAATCTTTGATAAAGATTTCAGTAAAAAATATTTTTAGGAGGAATGTATGAACAAGTTAAAAAAATTATTCTGTAGAAGAGGATTTGAATTAATAGACGATATGAACGGTGAATTACCTATTAAATCTACAATTCATAGTGCGGGAGTAGATTTCATAGCTAGTCAAGAAATTGTGATCCCTGCATTTAGATTTAAAGGTGAAGCAACTTTAGTACCTACTGGATTAAAAGCATTTATGCCAAAGAATGAATGTCTATTAATATTTGCTAGAAGTAGCTTACCAGTTAATCGTGGTCTAATAATGAGTAACGGTGTAGGGGTTGTAGATTCAGACTATTACAACAACTCTAAAAACGAAGGACATATATTATTAGAGTTTAACAATTTAACAAACAAACATTTAACAATTAAAAAAGGCGAAAGAATTGGACAAGGTATTTTCTATAAAGTGCCTAAAGTAAGTTATGGAGTTAGATTAAAAGGAGATAAGCGTGGTGGAGGATTTGGAAGTACAAATAAAGAATAGTTTTAGTGAAAAACAAATGGAAATGCTAAAGCATCTAAATGATTATGGTGTAAAGGTAGAACCTCATGTTAAAGAAAAATTTCCTACAGGATTTGAAAGTTATGAATTATTTGAAGTACTAGCAGAATATTTCACTCACACAGCTAAACTATTAAAACAAAAGTATTTAGAAGAGGAGTGTTAGCTAATGAATATTCCTAATTTCAGAGCATACGTTGATAAAAAAATGTATAAAGTTATTGGTTGGTATGGTGATTATATCACATTAGGAAGAAAGTATGAAAGTAGATATATTCAATCAATCAATGTAAAGAAAAATGATGTGATTATCATGTATGGAAGTGATTTAAAAGACAAAAAAGGAAATGAAATATTTAGCGGAGATATCGTTAAAAATACTGATAAAGATATTGGAATAGTGAGATATAAAGACGGATCTTTTGAAGTTGATTTCAAGCAATATATCCCAGCCCAATTAGGATTGATAAATGATGATTTAGAAATAATTGGAGATATTCATAGAAATAAAAAATTACTAGATAAGATTATTAATAACAATAAAAAAGTTATTTGTTTAAATAGCGTAGAAAAAAGGATTAATAAAAAAAGGAAAAGAACGTCTAAATAGACGTTCAGCGATTACCTATAATATATCATAATTAATCCAAAAATGCAAGATTTCAAAAGAAGAAGGTGATGTTTGTGTTATTGTTTGACGAACAGCCAATAGTATTTGATAGAACGTTAGCAAGAGAAATTGGAGATAGACCAGCTACAGTATTGCAGCGTGTTCATTATTGGATAGAAATAAATCGGAAAAATAGAGATGAAAAGGCGTATAAGGACGGATATTATTGGACTTATAAATCTATTAGAAGATGGTATGAAGAAGATTTTGATTACTTATCATTTTCTACAGTTAGAAGAACCTTTGAGGATCTAATAGAAAAAGAGTTTTTGATAACCGGAGATTATAACAAGTTCGGTGCAGACAGAACAAAATGGTATAGAGTTAATAAAGAAAAAGTAAAAGAACTTTATATAAAATTGGAAAAAGAGAAGAATAAAAAGCAGTTGTCAAATACAACAAATGCAAAAGCTCAAAATGAACCAATGCAAAAGCTCAAAATGAGCAATTCTGAAATGCTCAAAATGAACCAACCTATACATAAGAATAATATAAGAATAATTAATAATGATTATATATCATCTCATTCTAATAATATTATATATAGCGAAAAAAATGAGCTAATGGATGAGAGAGTGAATGATGAAAACAATAAAACTAATAGTCTTAAAAAGAAATACAACACACAGTATTTCAAAGACAGCTTTGGGTATTCCCGAGTCAGCATGAATAAACAAAAGGAATTAGACAAGTGGATTAAATACGCTGTTGATATTTGTTTAATGCCTCCTGATACTAGACTTCACATAGGTAAACAGAGTGTAAAAGCTAGTGAAGTAGTAGAGAGATTAACAGAGTTAAGGCATGAACATATTAATTATATTTTTTCTAGATTAAGTCAAGTTAAGTATCCTACAAACCATCAGAATTACATGTTAGCAGTCCTGTTTAATGCTAAAGAACAATACGAGAGTAGTATTTCAACATTTACAGGAGGAAAAACAAATAATATTCCTGGTAAATACGTTGTACCTGTTCCAGATTACTTAAAAGATAGGATATCAGGCAAGAGTAAAACAAAGGATGAAAGAGTAGTTACTGATGAAGATGAAGAAGCATACAAGGAAATGATGAGTGAATTAATAAAAGGAAAAGAACGCAATGATGTTTAGTGATAATTTCTAACAGGAGGTTATCAATTTGGAGTTTGTAGAACCACTTAGGACACAAGAAGAACTAGATGCAATGAATTATTATTTTAAAAGCAGGAGCGAGCGTGATTACTTACTTTACTACATGGGAATAAATGTAGCTTTTAGAATTAGTGATTTATTAGGATTAAAGGTTGGTGATGTAAGAAATAGGGATAAGATAAGAAGGCGTGAAATGAAGACTGGAAAGTTAAGAGAGATGGTTGTATTACCTAAATTAAAGCGTGTCTTAGATGAGTATTGCATGGATAAAGAAGATGAAGAATACTTGTTTAAATCGACACGATATAAGAACTCTAACAGACCAATCACAAGGACACAAGCATACAGGATATTAAAGACCGGTGCTAAAGAGTGTGGGATAAAGAATATAGGTACACATAGTTTTAGAAAGACATTTGGTTATCATTTTTACAAAGAAAGTAAGGATGTAGTAACACTTATGAAATTATTCAATCATCATGATCCTAGTATTACATTAAGATATATTGGAATAGAACGTGATGAGATGAGTAAAGCAGTTAAAAAATGGGGTGGATTATAGACCTCATTTTAAAAATAAAATCTATTATGTAACCAATAAGGGAAACATTACATAGGTAAAAATACAATATATTTAAAATACTGGTAGCAGTAAGGTTTAAAGATATTAACTAGATGTAACACTTTATAAGATATGATACATACTTATATTATAAATTAATCACTCACTCATTCATTCAAAATATAAATTAAGGAGAAGAATTAATGATTAATAACGTAGTTTTAGTAGGAAGACTAACAAGAGATTTAGAATTAAGATACACTACATCAAATAAAGCAGCTGTTAATTTTACATTAGCAGTTAATAGAAATTTTAAAAATGAAAGAGGAGAGTTTCCAGCAGATTTTATAGGTTGTACAGCTTATGGAAAACAAGCGGAGAATATGGCACGCTTTCTAAATAAAGGAAGCTTGATTGGTGTAGAGGGTAGAATTTCTACAAGGAATTATCAAGGGAAAGATGGAAAGACTGTATATATTACAGAAGTGATCGCAGACAAAGTTAACTTCTTAGAGAGTAAAAAACAAGGTAATAACAATCAACAAGCATATCCAGATGCAAACAATGTTACAGATTTCTATGATTTTAATAGTGAGTACAATCCATTTATGGAGCAATAACTAATATGTTTTCTTGGAAAGGATAGAATAAAAAATGGGAAAAAAGAAAATCATTAGAAATAATTTCAGTATAACAAAGCCTGGACAGAAGAAACTGACAAAACGGGAAGCAATAGATTTAACCATAAATGAAATAGAAGAGAGCTACACTAAAAGATTAAATACAGAAGTTAATATAAAAGTAGCAGATTTCATTGGTGACTTTTGTTTAGCGTTAGCATGGAGCTTAAGAAATAATCATAATTATGGAGCAAAAAGAATTGAACGTACTATTAGAGAATTATTTGAAGTAGTAAGTGATGCGAAAATGAAAGAAGCAGGACAGATACTATTTGACATGAGTGAGATAAAAGAACAGCTTTTAGTTGAAACTGGATTAGATATAGAACCTGTAATAGTAGAAGAAGTTAACAAACATTTAACAAGGGTAAAGGAGTTTAAAGAAAATGAATAAAGTCGTAACTATTAAAGAAATGATTGAAACTATTAAAGAAAAAATGAACTGGAGCGAAGCTATTTTAGCAATCGAGCTTGGAGTAGATTCACAGAATTTATTAGCATGGAAAAGAGGAAGAACGCCACGATCTAAAAACTATAAGAGATTAAAAGAAATATATGAAAGTTTAAGTGAAGATGATAAAGAAGATGAATTATCTTTAAAATTTAAACAAACAGAAAATAATATATTAGAAGCACTTTCTGATGTAAATAATAATTTAAAAAAATCACAGAAAACTCTTAATGCAGCACGTCGAGATTTAGATTTTGCAAATGCTACTGTTAGAGGATGGGAAAATAAAAAGAAACATTTAGAAAATAAATTAAAAAAAATAAGAAAAGAATGGGGAGAAAACAATGTATAAAAAGTCAATGTTTAAAAATGCTAAAAGAGTAGATGTGATAGAAACCACCCCGGATAAAATAGAAAGCTACATAGAAGCGTATAAAAGAGGAGAAATAATTGACTTACCTCCACTAGAAGAGAACGAAGAAATAAAAGAAATCAGTATTATTGGTGGAACAGCTATTATTTATGTTGATGATGTAGGAGGAGAACATGGCAAGAAATAAATTAATAGATCTAAACAATCATTTATTTGAAGCATTAGAAAGAATTAATGATGAAAACTTAAAAGGAGAAAGTTTACAAGAAGAAATAGCTAGAGCCAAGACTATTACAACTATAGGGAATACTATTATAACTAATGCAGATTTAGCATTAGAAGCAGAAAAATATAAAAATGAATTTGGTCGAGGAGCTTCCTTACCATTGATGATTGAAAATGCGAAATAGTGGAAGTTTTTTAAAAGGACATATTCCCTGGAATAAAGGTGTAACTGGATATATGGGAGCTAACAGAACAAGCTTTAAAAAAGGACATACACCAGCACGTTATAGAGATTTGTATTCTGAAAGAACAAGTGTAGATGGAATAGTTGAAATAAAAGTAGAAAGAAATAAATGGATATCTAAGCATAGATATGTATGGGAAAAGTATCACAATAGAAAAGTTCCGAAAGGTAAGGTGGTAATATTTCTAGATGGTAATAAAACTAATTTTGAGATAGATAATTTAAAGCTAATATCTAGAGGAGCATTATTAATTTTAAATAGAAAATATAGACACATATTAAAAGATAAAGAATTAATGAGATCGTGTGTTGATTTAAGTGAGTTAATATATGCGATAGGTAAAAGAAAGAAAATAGAAGAAAATGAAAACTGATATTGATAAGTTAATAAGAGAGAAAGGAATAACAAACAAAGAGTTAGCAGCGTTAACAGGGTTACATGTTAAAACAATACGTGAAGCACGTAAGGGTTTGACGGTAACAAGAGGTAGTACGTTGAGAAAGATAATTAAGGTGTTGAAGGATGAAAAATGATTTAAAAAATATTTATTACGGAGTTACACAGAAATATAAAATAGATGATAAAGCTGGAGACATTACAGCAGGCACACCGTTTATTGAATTGACCTCTGATATGGACGAAGAAAAAGTATATATAAATATAAATAAGATTTCAGAAATTAGTCCTTACCTAACGGGAGCTACAATTAATATGCAAAGTTATTATACAAATGTTAAAGAAAGCTCTGAAAAAATTTTAGAATTAATTAAAAATAAATACATATAAAAAAAGGAGATTAACAATGATTAAAAGAGTAGTAAAAATAGAAACAACAAAAGAAATGGTAGCAAACGACATTAACGAATTTATTAGCAACAGCGACATTGACCAACCAATATTAGAAGATAACGAACGTGTAATAGGTTACACAGTGATTGAAGATGTCGAAACATGGTACGTATTGGTGAATATAGGAGAGAAGTAATGACTAAAGATAAAAGAATTGAACTACCAGATGAAATATTTAAAAAGGCTTATGTATTAAAGAGTGATGGAGGTGTTTGGCATACATCTGTTTTAGATGAAATAGAGGTTAAAAATCATCTGAAAAGAGGTTTACTTTTTAAAACAGAGGCTAGTGCTAGAAAATATGATAGAAACAGACAGTTTTTAGCAGAAATACAAAATTGGGCAGCAGAGTACAACGGAGGTTGGAGACCAAACTGGCATGATATGAAAGAAGATAAGTATTGTGTAGAGTTAACAACACATACTGGACATTTTTATATCGTTAGAAGAAATGCTATTAATCATATAGGGTTGTTACCTTGCTTTAAAACACATCAAATAGCAGCAGAATTTATAGCTAAGTTTGGTATGTCGATTCAAATGGAGTTGTTAGATTAAAGGAGAAAAAGAATGAATAAAGAAGAACTATTAAAAGAATACGACGAGAAAGCAAAAGCTTTAAGAGATGAGTTTATTAGTAAGTTAGAAGATGATAAGAAAGAGTTTGAACTGACTTATCCAGAAAATAGTGAAACGTTATATTATTTTGAAATATTTGAGGGTGAAATATACAATACATATTACTCCGCTAATAGTAAAGTTGATAAATATATATTTGAACACGGTCTATATTTCAATTCAAAAGAAGAAGCCGAACGCTATATAAAAGAACGTAAGCTATTATTTAAACTACACCAATGGGCGAAATTAAAAAATGAAGGTTGGGAGCCTGATTGGAGTGATTATGATAACAAGTACGTTATGTATTACAATGCTAAAACAGGTTTTCTAGGAATAAATACATATAATTGGAGCAATCACATCTCAGTCTTACCAACTTTCAAAACAAGAAAAATAGCACAAGCGTGTATAAATGAGTTTGGAGAAGAAATAAAAGAGGTGTTGTGCTAATGGGTAAGTATTTGAAAGGTTATGTTTTATCATTCATTAGTATGGTTCTTCTAAATATGATTTTTCATGTTGAAACATCATATAAGCAAGTAACAATATTAACAATTGTATGGGGTGTGTTAAGTATATGTGATGCTATAGAAAATACTGCTAGATATAAAAATCATTACAATATGCTTGATGAATTTCATAGAGCGTTAATGAAAAAGATTGAATTACAAGAAAAATTAAGAGGTAAGTAACATGATAGAAGTACAAGGAACAGAAAAAGATAATTACATAGAGTTAAATATGTTGGAACTGTCTATAGCGTTAAGTCTTTTATATCAAGACTCTTACGCAAGAGATGTGCCAGATTTTTTAGAGGATCTACAGAAAGAAAAAATTATAGTTAAAGTTAAGGAAAAATAAATGAAAGGAAAAGAATCAATGAGATTTTTAGATTTGTTTTCCGGTATAGGCGGTTTCAGGTTAGGAATGGAACTAGCAGGACATAAATGTATAGGTTTTTGTGAGATAGATAAATACGCTAGAGCAAGCTACCAAGCAATACATGATACAGAAGGAGAAATAGATTTTAAAGATATAACAGAGGTAACAAATGAAGAATTTAGAAAACTTAGAGGAAAAGTCGATATTATATGCGGAGGATTTCCTTGTCAAGCTTTCTCAATCGCAGGAAAGCAATTGGGATTTGAAGATACTAGAGGAACTTTGTTCTATGAAATTGCTAGAGCGACCGAACAAATCAAACCACGCTATTTGTTTCTTGAAAACGTCCGAAACCTTTTATCACACGATAAAGGAAAAACGTTCAAGAGAATGCTTAAAATCTTGGATGAACTGGGGTATGATGCAGAGTGGCAAGTGCTTAACAGCAAAAATTTTGGAGTTCCACAAAACAGAGAAAGAGTGTTCATTATCGGACATCTTAGAGGAGAACGTACCTACAGAGTATTTCCTATCGGAAACAACACAAAACAGATTAATGAGTTACCAAGAAAAAGAATTACTACCAATACACTTACAGCAAGATATACAGCAATTGGAAACGGATCGTATGTTATTGAAAATAAACCGAAGAAAGTAGTATTAGTCAGAGAAGCAACAAAACAAGGATATGCGGTTGCTGATGTTGGAGATAGTATCAACTTCTCACATCCTAACTCAAAAACCCGCCGTGGTCGAGTGGGAAAGAACATCGCTAATACACTACTTACAAGCGATGAACAAGGGGTTGTATTATCAGATTACAAGATTAGAAAACTTACACCCCGTGAGTGTTGGAGATTACAAGGGTTTCCCGATTGGGCGTTTGATAAAGCACAAGAAGTAAATAGTAACAGCCAACTGTACAAACAAGCTGGCAATAGCGTTACAGTGAATGTAATAGAAGAAATAGCAAAAAGATTAAGATAGGAGAAAGACAATGATTAAAATATTAGTATTAACAATCGTAGGAGTAATGTGTGTGATAGCGTTAAGTTTTCTAATATTTATAATCAGGTATTATAGGGGTGATTTTAGTGATAAGAAATCTAGTTAAGTTTTATCCATCAGTGATGGAAGAGTTAGAAAAAGATATATCATTATCAGGAGATGATTATGATACTTACAAATATATTTACAACATGATGTTGAAAGATAAATACATAATGACACTTGATGATTTAAGCGAGTTAAATAAACTAGGAGACTTTGACTTAGACAAACATATATATTGTTACTTACAAACAATGAGTGAGAATGTTGAGTTAGTTAAGTTTGACATGGGATACTTAGACTACTTAGAAGAACTTATATCTGAGACAAGGACTAAAGGTAGCAATAAGTTTAATGTGTTACAGGTAAGAAGACTTATAGGTAAGCGTCAAGGTAATCATATTAAGAAGATATATTTTAGAAGAATAGAATATCTTCTTGGTATGCAGCTAGATAGATTCATTGATTCAGTTGTTGTAGTTGGCACTAGAATTAATGTGAGAGCAAGAGAAGAACGTAATGAAGAAATAGTTTATGCAATAGCACGAAGATTAAGTGTTAAGTATGGTTACGGTTATGCTATTAACTTTGAAAACAAGACTATTACAATAAATAAAGAAGTCAAGTTACACTGGATTAAATCAAACATGTATCACAAGAAAGAGTGGTTGTTTGAACTTAATGGAGATATAAATACAATGTGTAAAGTAATTGATAAAATTTGTTGTCGTGAACTATTTAAAAGCGTTTAGAATATTTATATAATAATAATAAAGCTAGGTCGATCATAATATATGTGAAAGCTTCTCCAAAATAATATTTACAAGCAGTCGTTGGTTTTTCCTAGCTTTCCCAACATACTTTTAAATTAGGTGGAATGATGAATAAGAAATTTAATTATACAAGGAATGATGTTGACTATTATTTAGAAGCATACCCTAAGATAAAGAAACAACTTAATATTTATTTGAAAGATAAATTATCTGGAGATGATGAAATAAAAACTAATAATAGTAATTTCAATAATAGTAATGAGATTAATATAATAAATAAATTATCTGACTATGACTTTGAGAAAGATGATTATGCTATTAAGTGTGTAGATAGATTAGAACATAGCTTAGTAGATGTACGTGATAAGAAGATCCTTAAGTTTCGTTACACTTACAAGTTAACAGTTGAAGAAGTAGCAACTGAGGTATGTTATCATACCAGAACTGTAGAAAGAAGATTACAAAGTCTTAAGGATAAATTGTTTTATATTTTAAACTCATAATAAAAGTTGTCGGATTTGTCGGATTTGTCTATGATATAATAGTAGTATGAGATTAATATAATTGAGAGATATTAGAAAAAATAATATCTCTCTTTTTTTGTTGAGGTGGATATGAAGGAATGTAAACATCATAAATGTAGAACGCTAATCAGTAAGGGAACTTACTGTGATAAACATAAACAATCACAAAACAAATATTACAATGACCAACGTAAGCATGATGAGGTCATGAAGTTCTATCGAAGTAAAGAGTGGAAGGAAGCTAGACAGCAGGCGTTGAAGCGTGACTGTTTCACATGCAGTATGTGTGGAGGTCTAGCTAACCTGGTACATCACAAGATAGAAGTACGAACAGATTGGGATAAGCGACTTGAGATGAGCAACCTCGAGTGTGTGTGTAGAGAGTGCCACAACAAGATTGAGCATTACAAGAAGTAGGGGTGGTTATTTCCTGGGTATACCCCCCCGTGAAAAATCTCGGACGACCAATTTCCCCAGGAGCGGGCGTCCCTCATCTGTACGCAAAATGCATTTAATTATTTTTTTCAAATAAAGTAAATTTAGAAAGGTGGTGATGATTTTGGCAAGGAAAGCAGAACCAATGTCTCTCAAGGTTTTGAGTGGAAAAAGACAAGGTGTTTCAAAGCAAAAATTAGAGGCTAGAAAACAGGTAGAATCCGAGTTAAAATTACCAAAAGATAAACTAAAGCCACCTAAGTGGTTAGGTGACTTAGCAAAGAAAGAATTTAGGTTTATAGTTGCACAAGCAGACTCAATAGACTTACTAAATAATCTAGACTTACACGTGTTAGCTATTTATTGTGACACTTACGAAAAATACGTAGACTGTAGTCAGATTATACAACGTGACGGATTAATGACAGACCAAGGTTATAACAAAGAAACAGAACGTGAGCTTAGACGACATGGTAAACTAGTTGAAGCAGAACGAATTAAAGATTATGGACTTGGACAACATCCATTACTGATTAGACAAAAAGATTTATTTAACACACTCAAATCTCTACAATCTGAATTAGGATTAACACCAGTAGCAAGGGCGAAAATTGCTATGGATAAAGCTTATTCAGAAGCCCCAGCAGATCCTGTAAAAGAAAGGTTTGCTAATTTATAATGTTAAAAGATGCAATGAAGGAGTGGGCGAGACAAGCAGTTGATGGAGAACGAATAGCTTGTGAAAAAGAGAAATGGGCGTGTTTAAGATTTATAAAAGATTTAGAAAAAGAGGGAACTGAAGAGTTTCCTTTTATTTTTGATGATGACAAAGCTATGAATTTTCTGGAGTGGATGTCGTTATTTAAACACACTAAAGGTAAACTAGCTGGACAAAATATAGATCCTGCTCCAATACAAATTTTTAACTGGTCTAACATTTATGGTTGGATACATAAAGATACTGGTGTGAGAAGATTTAGAAAGTTTTACTATCAGGTAGGACGTAAGAACGCTAAATCGCAAGACGTAGCTTGTTGTTTATCTTATGAAATATCCGCTTTTGGAGAATCATCATCAGAAGCATATATAGGAGCAACAAAGCGAGACCAAGCAAATATTGTGTTTAAAGAGATTAAAGCACAGATTCAAGGAAGTCAAATCAGAAACAGATTTAAAATTACACGTAGCTTAATTGAACACGAGAAAAGCAACAGTTATATTATGGCACTTTCTCGTGACTCTGGAAAAACAGCGGACGGATTTAACCCACAGGTCGGAGCAATGGACGAATATCACGCACACCCTACAGATGAAATACTAGACGTAATAGAATCTGGACAAGGTGCGAGAAGTCAACCCTTGATAGTCATAATAACAACAGCAGGATTTAATTTAAACAATCCGTGTTACTCAACTGAATATGATTATGTTAGTAAATTATTAGATCCTAATAATCCAGTTGAAAATAATGGTTATTACGCTATGGTTTGCGAGTTGGATAAAGGAGACGATATAAAAGATGAGTCGAATTGGGTGAAAGCTAATCCAATATTAGCTAGTTATTCGGAGGGTGTGAAATTCTTACGTGAAAGATTAAAAGAAGCTCTTGATAAGCCAGAAACAATGTCTAAATTCTTAACAAAGAATATGAACATCTGGGTAAATGCTCCAGAAAATAAATATATGGACATGAGAAAATGGAAACTTTGTGAAGTATCTGACGATGAACTAGAGGGTAAACCGTGCTTTGTAGGAGTTGACTTATCAAAAAGGTTAGACTTAACAGCGGTTACTTCTATATTCGTATTGGGTGATGATAAATATGCAATACGTAGTAAAGGATTTATGCCTGAAGATATGTTATTTCAACGTATGAACACAGACCGTGTTAACTATTCTCAATGGATAGAGGAAGGTTGGATTGTTAAAACACCAGGAGAAGTAATCGATTATGATTTTGTAATTGATTATATTGAGGAATTGAGAAACAAATACAGCGTTCAAGAAGTGTGTTATGACCCTTACAACGCTACTCAATGGTCTCAAACTATGGAAAAGCTAGGTTATTTAATGGTTGAAGTCAGACAAGGTGTATTAACGTTAAATGAGCCAACAAAACATTTTAGAGAATGTGTTTACGAAGGTAAAATACATCATGACGGGAACAAAGCTCTCACATGGTGTATGGGTAACGCAGTAACAAAATCAGATGCTCAAGATAACATCATGTTAGACAAGAAAAAGTCTAGCGATAGGATAGATATGGCAGCGGCTGGTATTTTCGCTTTTACACGTGCAATGTACAGCGACAATATAAGCTATGATTTAAACGAAATGATAGATAAAGGAGAATTTAGTTTCTAGTGAAAACATTATTACAAATATTAATAGGATTATTATTCTTAACAAGCCTTGTGTCTTTTGTGTACGCAGGCTTTTTATTTTGTAAAACAATAGGTTTCATAGTGTTAGGAGTAGTCTTAATGTTGTGTAGCTATGTTTTAGAAAGACAATTATAGCTTTGAAAGGAGGTGAGAAAAGAGGATGATATTTAGAAATAAAACACCGACAGGTGGAAATGAATTAAGTGATTTAAGAAATCCAGCAGACTGGTTTTTAAACATATTCAATAGCAGCAGAAATACTATTAATGAAGAAAGTGCTATTAATACATCAGAGGTGTACAGCTCAGTAAAAGTACTATCTGATGACTTAGCAAAATATCCGTTGAACTTATTACAAGACGTAAACGGAACAGTGGAAAAAGCGAAAAAACATACAGCATATCCGTTGCTTAAGGACCAACCAAACAAGAACATGACTTCTTTTGAGTGGAAACACTTAGTAATGACACAGTTAAATTTGTGGGGTAATAGTTATCACTATCTAGAAATAGATAAGCGAGGACAAGTAAGAGAAATTGTGCCGTTAGATCCTAGAGAAACAAAAGTATTATATCACGCAGAAACTAACACTGTAACTTATCACACTACCTATAAAGGTAAACCAATGGTATTAAATAGCGAAGAGTTGCTACATTTTAAAAACTTGTCGATTAATGGATTAATTGGGCGTTCTCCTGTACAAGTATTAAGGGAAAGTATTCAAGGTAACCAAAAAGGGCGTGAAATGGCTTCTAATTTATTCAAAAGGGAAGGTATTCCACTTGCAATACTTAAGTCAACACGTACACCATTAACAACTGAAAACAAAGAGACAGTTGCAGAATCATGGAAAAAACACCTTGAAAACAATAATGTTGCTATATTAAATCCGGATATAGATTATCAAAGTGTGGGAATACCACAATCTGATGCACAGTTCATTGAAACAATGAAATACAATAAGGCGGAAATTGCTAGTATTTTTAAAGTTCCTCCATATAAATATGGAGACTACAGCGGATTAACTCACTCTAACGCACTAACACAATCAATGGACTATGTGAAAAACGTTATGTTACCTTATGTAACCAATATTGAATCTGAACTAAATGCCAAGATACTAACAGAACTAGATAGAAAGCGTGGATATTATTTCAAATTCAATATGGAAGCAGAATTGAGAGCAGACCAAAAATCACGAGCAGAATTTTACGAGAAAATGCAACATGTCGGAGTTTATACAATTAATGACATATTACGTTCAGAAGATATGTCAACTATTGATACAGAGTATGGTGACATGCGATTTATGTCATTAAACTATGCTCCAGTTGACACAATTAAAGAATATCAATTATGGAAAGCAGGTGCGAAAGGTAATGCAAAAGTGGAAGATGAAAGCCTTGAATGATGGAAAGGCAGAAATTTTCATCTATTCTGACATTGGATATGACTGGTGGGAAGATAAATCGACAGCACAATTATTCGCAGAGGAATTAAAAAACTTAGGTGATGTTAGTTCAATAGACTTACATATTAATTCAAATGGCGGAGATGTGTTTGACGGTCAAGCAATTCATACACTAATCAAAAATCATAAGGGATTTGTGACAGCATATATTGATGGTTTGGCTGCATCTATTGCAACAGTAATAGCAATGGGTGCTGATAAAGTAATAATGCCAAAAAATGCAATGATGATGATACATAATGCATGGACAGGATTATATGGTAATGCAAATGACTTAAGAAAAATGGCTGATGACTTAGATCATATCAATGACACAATAGTACATACTTATCTTGCAAAAGTTAAAGATAAGACAGATGAAGCTACAATTAGAGATTTAATGAACAAAGAAAGCTGGTTAAATGCAGAAGAATGTTTAAGTTTAGGTCTTTGTGATGAAGTTTCAGAGCCTGTTAAAATGGCAGCGTGCTTAACTAAAGAACAAGCACACAAATTTAAAAATGCTCCAAAAGAATTAATTAAAGAAGATTATGAATTTCAATCGGAGCGAGCAAAACAATATGTAAAATTTTTGGAGGTAATCTAATGAATAAAAAATTAAGAGAATTAATGCAATTAAAAGCAGAAAAGGTAACTATGGCAGAAAATGCTATTAATAATGGTGACAAAGAGTTAGCAAACTCATTAATGGAAGAAATCAAAGGATATACAGAAGAAATCAACCAAATTCAAAACTTAATTTCATTAAAACATGATGATAAAGTTGTTGATTTACGTGAAGAACAAAAAGAAGAAACAGGACTAGTAGCTGTTAAAAACTATATCAAATCAGGAATTGTTAATGCAGCTGGACCACTTAAAGAATCAGAAGGAGAAAACGGTGGTTACTTAGTACCAGAAGATGTTAGAACTGCAATTAATGAGTACAGACGTTCATTCATTTCATTAAAAGATTACGTTGATGTTCGTTCAGTAGTAGTTCCATCAGGAAGTGAAGTATATGAAAAAACAAGTCAATTAACTGGACTTACTAACATTACTGAACTAGGAGAAATCCAAGAAATGAACGCAGAAGTATTTGAAAAAATTACTTACGCAGTTAAAAATTTCGGAGGAATTCTACCTGTATCACGTTTCTTATTACAAGACTCTCCAGAGAACTTACTTGCATACTTAGGTAAATGGTTCATGAAGAAACAAGTAGTAACAGAAAACAAAGAAATTATTGCTGTGTTAAAAACTTTAACTAAGAAAGCAATCACTAAAGTTGATGAAATCAAAGAAGCTTTCAATGTTACACTAGATCCTATCTTTTTAGATAATACAAAAGTATTAACTAACCAAGATGGTTTTAACGTGTTAGACAGCTTAAAAGATAAAAATGGAAACTACTTACTACAACCAGTAGTAACTGATCCAACGAAACGTATATTATTAGGTAAAGAAGTAATTGTATTACCTAATACACACCTACCAAACGAGACTGCTAATAAATTCCCACTATACATAGGAGATTTAAAAGAAGCTGTACGTGTATATGAATTAAATGAATTAGAAATCAAATCAACAGATGTTGGTGGTAAAGCATTCACACGTAACTCTTATGATACTCGTTTAATCACTCGCTTTGACGTTAAAGCAATAGACAAAGAAGCTGTTGTAAAATTAGAATTTGATAAGAACTTAACTCTAGTAGCTGGAGCGTAAGACTATGATTGATGTTTCAGAAACGTTGTTAAAACAATTTAAAGATAAACTGCATATCTTACATGATGATGAAGACGATAATCTAAAAAGGTTGTTGTCGTTTTCTTATTCAGTTTTGTGTGAAAAATGTGGTTTCTTTGACATTGAGAACAACGAACAAGGTAAATCATTAGTGTTTGAGCGTGCAAGATATGAATACAACGACAAATTAGAATATTTTGACATTAATTTTTTAGGAGAAATATCAAGTTTATTAATTAGATTAGAAAAAGAAAGGAGAACTGAAACAAGTGAAGATTAGAATTTTAAGAGAGTTCGCAGATATTCACACATCTCAACTATATTCAGTAGGTGATGTGTTGGAAGTTTCAGAAAAACGTTACGAAGAAATGCTTGAAAATCTATCTGAATATGGTGAAGACTTCTTAGAAAAAATTGAAGAAGCTACTACAGAAAAAGAGGTAGCAGAATATGAGACAATACAGGATTAACCAATCATATAATGATGGAATAGTAAAGTTTGTGGAGTACGTCCATAAGAAAGATAAATTTAATACTAAGTTAGCAGATCACGAAGAAAAAGAAATCAGAAAGTTTTGGTTTAGATATTTAGGTGTAACTGCTAACGAAAAGTATCAATCTTTACAGGTAGATACAGAAGTAACAACAAGAATAGCTATTAGGTTATTCACAAATATTAATGATTATATCCTTAGTAAATTGTATGTGATTATCAACAATAAAAAATATACAATTGCTAGGATATATCACAACCACGTCAAAAATGAAACCGAAATATCATTAGTGGAGGTGGTTAAATAATGACAACAAAAGAACTGATTTTTAATACTATAACTGGGTTAGAGTTAGACATACCATTATCTTATGGATTTAGTGATGGTGAAGATTTTCCCAAGCTAGTTTATTTTCATGTTGGAACAATGGAGAAACGCTCTTCTAATAAAAAGTTTAAAAAACATCACACTTACCAACTTAATTTATTTGATGTAAAACCGCATGATTTAGACAATTCAGAGATATTAATTAAACTTCAAACTGCAATAGAAGACACCACTCTAAACACTGGAGCATGGCACGAAATAATAGATGTAGATGAAGATACTAAAGAAACTCAATTCATGTATTACATGGAGATTTACTCATAATGGAAGTATTTGGATTTGATAACGCAATAGCGAAGTTTAATAAAATCGCAAGTAATACAAGTAAAGTTAACGCAGTTATAGAAAAAGAAGCAGAAGAAATTAAAGAAGATGCAAAAAGTATAGCAATTGGAAAAGGATTAAAGAAAACAGGTGCAGGGGTAGACGGGATAGTAACCAAACACAGCAACTTTGAAAGCTCTATTGGTTGGGCTGGAAGACCAAATTTACATTTGTATTTCCATGAAATTGGTTGGCACGCCGGATTTTCTAAACATACCAGTCGAAATAGGACTGGTAAACGTGAACGTAGGTATAGAAAAGGGCGTGTATATAAACCACCAAATCCACATGTGAGACCAGCAGCAATGAAACATAAAGATCCTTTCGCTAGAAAAGTAAAAGAAGCACTATTAGACACTTAGGAGGAACAATAAATGACAGTAACAAAAGAAGCAGTGAGCAAAGCGTTATTAACTGGTGTAGGAGCTGGGTATTTACAAAAAGTAAAAACAGAAGCTACAAGTTCACAAGGTTTAACGTATGACGACAAAACATATGAAGTATTCGCAATTGATAAAGTATCGTTCAAAGGACAAATTAAAGAGAAAACAGTATATCTTTCTAACATCAAAGCAAGAGATATTGTTAAATTCTCTAGTGTTGAAATGACAGTAGATATAGGATTTTTCCCTGATGGTTTCTTAGAAGAAATGTCAGGTATGACTAAATTAGCAAACGGTGTTTATGTACAAGGAGACTCTCCACGATACAAACAGTTCCGTTGGTCTTTCCCTGTAACTGATGAAGACGGAAAAGAAATTATCTACAACTTCCCAGTATGTCAAATCGAAAGTCCAGACTTTAACGCAGAAACTGAAACAGATGAGAAAAAAGAAAACATCTCACAAGTTACAATCAAAGCTTACCCAGTTATTGGTAGTAAGAACAAATCAGTATTCGGTAAAATTGACTTACGTGAAACTGATAAATATGATCGTGAGAAATTATTATTACAAGGTTTCTATGATGCAGAAACACTTAAACAATGTCTTAAATCAGGAACAACTGATGAGACAGTAGTTGTAGCAGGATAATTTTTAAGAGCTAGCAATTTGTTAGCTCTTTATTTTTTTGGAGGATAATTGATGAGTATATTTACAAAGACGGTAAAAACATTTAAAACAGATATTTTAGGAAGAGAAATTGAATTAAAATCAAATTTAGCAGTATGGTTATATCTAGAAGCTGATTTTGGAATCAAGCAGGGAGAGTGGAATGATGTCTACTTAAAAGAAAAAAATGTAGCAACAGCTAAATTTTTAGTGTCAATTCTTAAGGCAAATGGTTATAAAACAACAATAGAAGAAGTACTAGAGAACGTAAATGATACTGAATTAGAATTATTCATCTTGAAATACCAAGAAGCTATGTATGGAGACCAAACAGCAACATTATTAGAAATGCTAGGAATTACAGATGATAGTGAATTGGGAAAGAATATTTTAAACGAACAGGTAGAAGACCTAGTGAATATCTCAGACCATCAACCGAAACAGAAGAAAAACAAGAAGAACAAAAGAAACAAGAAATAGATTGGGATGACTTGTTTTATCGCTGTAGAACATGGTTTGGAATGCCTAAAAAGGAGTTCATGTTTGACTATAGTTTAGAATATGTATTTTACATGATAAACAAATACATTGAAGATAACTATAGTCAGAATGAACAGCAACCAAAAGATGAAGAAATAAAAGAAATGAA